ATCACTGTCTCGCGCCAGTGGTCAAGAATCCGGCACTTGCCCGGTTCTACCTCGGTACACACATGCCCGCTTGGCTGACCCGTGTCGACGTTCCACTGTTCGTCTCCTAACGCCGCATCGCCAAACGTCGCACATACCGACCGGCCCACACCCGATGGGCGCTCGACTCGGGGGCGTTCACCGAGATCTACCTCTACCGCGAGTACGCCACCACACCGGCCGCCTACATCGCCGCCGCCCGCCGCTACCGCGACGAGATCGGCCGGCTCGACTGGATCGCCCCACAGGACCACATGTGTGAGCCGTTCGTCCTCGCCACTTCCCGCATCGCCCGCACCGTCCCGACCGCCCAACGCCACACCGTCGACAACTACCTGACGTTGCGGACCCTCGCCCCCGATCTGCCGATCATCCCCGTGTTGCAAGGCCAGACGCTGGCCGACTACTGGCGGTGCGCCGACATGTACGAACGTGCCGGCGTCGACCTGCACCGTGAACGTCTCGTCGGCCTGGGGTCGGTGTGCCGACGTGAGGCAACCGACGAGATCGCGCAGCTCGTCGCCAACCTGTCAGCCGACGGCCTGCGACTGCACGGGTTCGGGGTGAAGACAGACGGGCTGCGCCGTTACGGTTGGTGTCTCACGTCGGCTGATTCGATGGCGTGGTCGTATCGGGGTCGCAACATCCACCCGTGTCCACACACCGGGGTGAAGTCCTGTGCCAACTGTCTGCCCCACGCCCTGGCCTGGCGGGAGCGGGCGATCGCCGCCGTGCCTCGCCCCGTACAACTGGGACTAGCGGTGTGAGCTGGGCCGACCGTGGCTGACCCTGCCTACCGTGAGCCCGCCTACCTGGCGGCGCTGTCGGTGCTGGCCGGCGGTGAGCATCGGTGTGTGTGGTGCGGGGCCCGGGCCTCGACACCCGATCACGTCCCGGCGTTGGCCGATCACCGCCACGTCGCCGGGTCGGGGTGCTGTCGGTTGGCGCCGGCGTGTCGTCGTTGCCAGTCGGCGGGAGGGGCGCAGGTGTCGAACCGTCGTCGTCGCGCGTCGTCGCGGTCGCGTCTCGCTCCGGGCTCGAGCGTTCTTGGATCGGGGGGAGCGGTTGGACGCCGCCGGCGTCCGGGTTCTCTCTCCCGCCGGGCCGGGACGCCCCGCGTAACTACGGTTCGGCCCGATGCGGACCGATCGTGACCCGTCCGCCCACGCCGCACCTGCCGGGCCTGGGCGACGACACCGGTGCCCGTGTCGCCCGGGTCCGCCGGTACGTCGACCGCCAGCTGCGGGCCCAACGGGCGATGGGCCAGATCGAACCGGTCGACGCCGGACTGGTCGGCCTGGCGATGACCGCGGCGGACGCGATCGACCGCGACGTCGCCGACCCGGACGTGTCCAGCTTCACGCTGTACCGCGGGATCGACGTCACCGCCCGCCTGTTGCTCGAGCTGCGCGGGGAGCGCCGTGACAGCGCCGGCGATCTCGGCTACGACGACGAACTGGCACGCCTCACCGCCGAGATTCGCGACGCCGCGCGATCCCGAGCGTCCGACCACGGGCCCGTCGACCCTGGCCCACCTGACCCGTCTGCGCCGTAGACCGCCGTACCCGTGGCAGTGGGATGTCGCCGACGTCGCCGGCGAGATCAACGACGACGGCACCGGGTTCCGTTACGGCGTGGTGGTGCTGTCGGTGCCGCGCCGCGCCGGCAAGACGACCCTGTCGCTCGCCGTCAACCTGGACCATCTCGACATCACGTCGGATCAGCGCGCCTGGTACACCGCGCAACGACGCGAGACCGCGGCCAAGCTGTTTCGCGACGAGTGGGTGCCGATGCTCGAGCCGTTGTCGCGGCTGTACCGGTTGCGCCGCTCCCAGGGGTCCGAAGGTGTCCACAAACGCCGCGGTTCGTCCCGCCTGCAGTTGTTCGCCCCGACCGCCGACGCGTTGCACTCGACCAACGCCGACACCGTCACCGTGGACGAGGCGTGGGCGTTCGACGTGGAATCCGGCGAAGCGTTGGAAGGTGGCATCCGCCCCGCCCAGTTGACCCGGCCGTGGCGTCAGACCTGGATCGTGTCGGCCGGCGGCACCGTCGAGTCGACGTGGTGGGACCGTTGGCTGACCGCCGGCGCGTCCGGACTGCCCGGCGTCGCCATGTTCGACTACGGCGCCGACCCGACCGACCCGGGCTACGACCCGGCCGACCCGGCGGTGTGGGTCGGCGCCCATCCGACCGCCGGGATCGCGTTCGGCCTCGACGTGTTGCACCGGGAATGGGCGATCCGCGAATCGGACGCCGCGTTTGAACGGGCCTACCTGAACGTGTGGCCCCGCCCGTCGGAGGTGCTGGCGGCCGCCGGGGTGGACCTGGCGTTGTGGTCCGCCGCCGCCCGTCCGTCCGTCTCGGTGACGTCGGTGCGGGCGGTGGCGTTCGACGTCGCCGGCGACCGCTCGAGCGCCGCGGTCGCCGTGGCCGGCCCCGGCCCCGACGGTGCCACCGTGGTCGAAGTGATCGACGCCCGCCGCGGTGTCGGCTGGTTGGCCGCCGCCGTGCGCGACGCCCGCCGCGCCCATCCCGGCGCCCGTGTCGTCGCCGATTCGTTGGTCACCGCCGGGGTCATCGCCGAGCTGCGCCGGGTCCGGGTCGCCGTCGACCCGGTCGGCGCCGGCGACCACGCCCGGGCCTGCGGCGCGTTCTTGGACGCCCTCGCCGACGGACGGCTGTCCCACCGCGCCCAGGCCGTGTTGGACGACGCCGTGATCGGCGCCGCCCGCCGACCGTTGGGCGACGCCTGGTTGTGGTCGCGGGCCCGGTCCGGGGTCGACATCTCGCCGTTGGTGGCGGTGACCCTGGCGGCGTGGTCGGTCGCCGTCGCCGCCCCCCGTGGCCGTGGCGCCGTCGTCGTCGCCGCTCCCGATCGCCCGGCCCCCAGGTACCCGGCGGGCCGTTTCGGCCGTCCTGGGGCCACCGGGGCGTCGATGCGTTGACGTCGTTACGTAACGACGTCGTACGTCGCGATCGATGGCAACGAAATCTTCCGCCGATCCCGCCGCCGACCTGGCCGCCGGGAAGATCGATGACACCGAGTTTCACCGCCGCATCGCCGAAGCCGGCGCCGCCGCGACGACCGCCGAAGCGTTGAACCCCCCCGACGCCGGCACCGGCGCCGCCGCCCCCACCACCTGACGCGATGGCGCGTCGGTGGGGGGAGCGGCTGGCCGGTCTGCTCGAGTTCGGCGCCGGCGTCCCCGTCCTGCCGTCGGGGGCGCCGGTGGCCGCCGCCGCGCCGGCGCGCCGTGGGGTCAACGTGTCCCGCGGGTTCTCGTCGCCGACGGTGCCGTGGGGCCTGGGCCCGCCGTTGGCCCCGGTCGACGTCGCCGACGGATGGGGCCTGGTCGACCGTGACGCGGCGATGTCGTTGCCGACGATCCAACGGGGCCGTGACCTGATCGTCTCGGCGGTGTCGGCGTGTCCGTTCACGTTGTGGCGCACCGACCGGACCGTGATCCCCCCGACCGACGAACGCATCGGCGACGCCGGATGGTTCGACACGCCCGACCCCGATCAGACCTGTCAGTGGCTGTTGGCGTGGACGGTGGACGACCTGTTGTTCTACTCCGACGCCTACTGGCGGGTCACCGCCCGCTACGCCGACACCGGCTACCCGCGGGCGTTCCGCCGGATCGCCCCGGGCTGTCTCGACGTGCGCGACGGGTTCGTCATGGTCACCGACCCGCTGTACAACGACGGCCGGCCCGAACGTGTCGAGCTCGCCGACGTGATCGAGTTCTGCTCCCCGCTGGAAGGGCTGTTGAACAACGGCGGGCGGGCCATCGGGATCGCCCTGTCGTTGGACGCCGCCGCCGCCCGGTTCGCCGACAACGAAGTCCCCGCCGGCTACCTGCGCCAACGCGAAGGGTCCGAGGATCTGACCACCGCCGAGATGGCCGACGAGACGGCGGCGTGGACGATCGCCCGGCGCACCGGCACCGTCGCCTACCTCAACCAGTGGACCGAGTACGTCGAGGCGTCCTACGACCCGTCCCGGATGCAGGTCGTGGAAGGGCGCACCTATCAGGCGCTCGAGCTGTCCCGCCTGGCGAACATTCCGCCCTATCTGACCGGCGCCCCCGCCGGTACCGGGATGACTTATCTGAACGCCGAACAGGCCAAGGCCGACCTGATCGATTTCGGCGCCGCCCCGCTGATCACCTGTCTGGAACAGACGTTGTCGGGGCCACGGGTGACACCGCGGGGCCAACACGTCCGCTTGGACCTGAACGTGTGGCTGCGCAACCCGTTCAACCCGCCGACCCCGCTGTCCCAGCCCGAGGTGCCCGCCCCGCCCGTCACCGAGGTGCCGTCGTGACCGCTGTCGCCGCCGCCGCCACCACCGACCACCTGTCGGTCGTGTTCCACCGTCCGGTCGCCGCCGCCGGCGCCACCGGGGCGCGCACCGTCGGCGGGCTCGCCGTGCCGTGGGGGGTGCCGGGCCGGGTCGCCGACGGCCGTACCGTCGTGTTCGACCCCGGTTCGTTGGACGCCGCCGCCCGCCCGGTCGCGTTGCGCGACCACGACCGGGGCCGCGCCGTCGGACGGGTGGTCGACGCCGTCGACACCGGCGCCGGGATCGACGCCACCGTCCGCCTCGCCCCCCAGGTGCCCGACGCCGACCAGGTGTTGGCGTTGGCCGCCGACGGGGTGCCGTTGATGTTCTCGGTGGGGGCCACCCCGACCGACGCCGACTACGACGCCGACGGCACGTTGCACGTCCGTGCCGGCACCTGGGACGAGTTGTCGATTCTCACGTTCGGCGCGTTCGGCGGGGCCACCGTCGACCGTGTCGCCGCCGCTGCAACCACCGGAGGAACCATGCCACCCGACCTGCTCACGTTGGACGACGACGAGTCGACGCCGGACGAACCCGACGCCCCGCCCGAACCCGACCCCGACGCCCCCGACCCCGCCGACGGCGCCGAACACGTCACGCTCGAGCCGGTCACCGCGGCCGCCGGGTTCCGCCCGTTCCGCCGCGCCGCGGCGGCACGGGCCCATCCGTTCGCCGGTGTCGACCTGGCGACGCTGTCGCGCTACATCGCCGCCGCCGCCACGTCGGCCGACCCCCGGATCGTCGGCCACGTCCAGCGGGTGTTGACGTCGCCGGGCGCCCGGGCGTTCCCGTTGGACGCCCCGATCGCCGCCGCCCTCACCGACGTGACCCTGGTCGGCACCAACAACGTCGGCGCCGCCTACCGTCCCGGCTACCAGGCCGAGTTGGTCGACATCGTGTCGCACGGCTCGCCGGCGGTCGACATGGTCCGCCAGGGGAACCTCGAGCGGGGCGACTATCCGAACAAGACGTTCAACAAGTGGACCAAGGTGCCGACCGTCGCCCTGCAGTCCGCCGAGAAGGTGGCGATCAACACGACCCCCGTCCAGATCGTCCCGACCGCGGTGCCGGTGCAGACGTGGGCGACCGGCAACGACATCTCCCAACAGGCCCTGGATTTCGGGTCGCCGTCGTTCATCGACGACTACATCCGGGCCGCCGGCGTGTCCTACGCGTCGGTGATCGACACGTACGCGGTGACCGCCCTGTTGGCCGCGGCGACTGACGTGCCGACCGTGCTGGGCGACAAGCTGCCGGTGATCATCGGCAAGCTGTTCGCCGCGTTGAACCCGGCCAACGTCCCGGCCGGACCGATGGTGATGTTGGTGTCGTGGGATCTCGGCGCCGGCGCCATGGGGATCGTCGGCCAGGACAACGCCCCGGTGTTCTGGGACGGCACCGTCAATTTCGGATCGTTCACCCCGTCGGTCGACATGGGCGGGCTCACCGTCCAGGTCGACCCGAACATGCCCGCCAACACCGCGATCCTGATGTTGGCCAACGCGGCGACCTGGTACGACCTGCCCGGCACCCCGTTCAGCCTGCGGGCGATCAACGTCGGCCAGTTGGGCCTCGACGTCGCCGTGTACGGCTACGGCGCCCTGGGCGTGCAATACCAGGGGGCGATCGTCAAGACGACGGTGCCGCAGACGTGACGGTGGCGTGGACGTCGCCGGCGACGGTGTCGACCGCCCTGGGCGGCACCGTCGAGGCCGACGACGTCTACCTGGCCGCCTGTTGCGACGCCGCCAACGCGTGGGCGTTCCGCAAACGGCTCGAGGCCGGCTACCACGACGACCCGTTGGACGGTGCCGCCGCCCCGTCCCCCGACGTCGCAATGGGCGCCACGTTGTACGCGGTGGCGTTGTGGCGTGAACGTGCCGCCACCGACGGCTATCCGTCGTTCGAGGATCTCGCCACGTACGCCCCGACCGGCGGGTCGTCGGGTCAGATCCGCCGCCTGTTGGGGATCGGCCGGCCCGCCACCGACGCCGGCGCGCTCGACCCCGCCACCGTCGCCGCCTACCGGGCCCGACGCGTCGCACGGTGGTCGCGGTGACCGCGTCGATCAGCGCCGAGCGTGCCGGGATGGCCGACAAGTTGAACGCCGCCGGCGACCCGGCCCTGTTCGCCGCCACCGTCGACCCGGCCGCCAACCCGCCGATGATCCTGGTCGACGCCGCCAGCTACGACACCGCCGCCGGGCCCGGCGGATGGTCGGTCACGATCCCGGTGCGCGTCGTCGTGCCCGCGCCGGGCGACGCCGCCGCGCTGGCCCTGTTGGAAGCCGCCGTCGAAGCGGTCTACGCGGTGCTGGGGTTCGCCCCGGCCGAACCGCGGCCGTGGGCACCGAACCCCAACGTCGCCGCCCTGCCCGCCTACACGCTCACCTATCCGCGTCGGATCCCCAATCCGACCTGTTGAACAGAGGTTCCGATGCCCCAGTCCCTGATGGTCTACACGTTCCCCAAGCTGGTCATCGCCGACACCCAGGCCGGTTTGGACACCGCCACCGAGACGTACGAATGCCAGGTGACCGCGGCAACCATCGATCCGACGGTGGCGTTCGCCACCGTGCCGTCGACCGGTTGCACCGGCCCGTCCCAGTCGCCCGGCACACCGTCGTGGACCCTCAACCTGGCCTGGCTGCAGGATTGGGCCGCACCCGCCGGCGGCCTGTCCGGCTACGCGTTCACCAACCGCAACACGCAGAAATGGGTCCGGTTGGTGCCCGACAAGAACGACGTCGCGGTGGCCGGCGAGGGACAGGTGTGGATCGCCCCGGGCCGGATGGGCGGCACGTTCGGCGACGGGTCCGCCGGTGTCGCCGAGGCCGCCTGGCAGTTCATCGGCGAACCGTCGTTCGATTTCCCGGCGACCACCGTCGCCGCCGACACCGCCGACACCGCCGCCGACGACGCCGTCGCGGTCTGACCGTGGCCGCGTCGGGGGCGTTGCGCGCCGTCGCCGACCGGGTCGACGCCGCCGCCGCCGCCGTGTTCGACCGGCTCGAGTCCGAGGCGCGTCCGGTCGTGGCCCGCATCGGCGGGCCGGCGTTGCGCGGCAAGAAACGCCGCGGCCTGCCCGTCGCCCTGGCCCGCAACCAACACCCCGACCTCACCGCCGACGGCGGCACGTTCCGCGTCCAGGGCACGGTGCCGGGATGGTTGTGGGCCAACACCGGCACCCGCCCCCACCGCATCCCCCGCCGTCGTAGCGGCCCGGAACGTCGGATGATCCTGCGCCATCCCGGGTCGCCGGGCCGGCACCGTTGGCGTCTCGTCGTCGCCGAGATCGGCCGTCTCGCCCCGCGAATCGTTCGCGACGAAATCGCCCGGGCTGTCAGGTAGCCGACGAATGGCCGAGAAAGTCCAAGTCGACGTCGAGCTGACCGGCGCCGCCAAGACGGTCGGCGGGCTCGAGGACGTCGCCGACGCCGCCGCGCACGTCGAGGACCACGACGCCGTCACCGTCACCGCCGACGCCGACGTCCACGACGCCCGCCGCGGCCTGGACGACGTCGCCACCGCCGCCGACGAGCTCGACGGCACCGACGCCACGATCACCGCCCGGTTGACCAACCAGACGTCGGGGCCGCTGGCGGACATCTTCGGTGATCTCGACAAGCTGTCGACCCGGGCGAAAGAGGCCGGCGACAAACTGGACGCCGTCGGC